TAGAAATCATCAATACAATCCCATCCGTCGCCAACTTTTTCCGTAATTCTCTCTTCAACTACTGAAAGAAACTGCTGATACTCGCTGTAAAGCTTTTTCAGTGATTCTTCTTCAAAGTCTTTGATAGAGTAATTTGCGTCAAGTGGGACACCGTAGTGATCTTGATCTGAAAACAAGACGGTTTCAGCAAGCGCGATTAGAGTTGGATTCATTTCCATGATTGACTCTTAATAAAGATTACCCAGCTTGAATTCATTAAGCGCTGATTGAGCAAGCTCAACGGCGACAAATGAAATAATCTCGTTCTTTTTCTCGAAAACAAAATGCTTGTCTTCTGAGTACTTCGCCCAAAACAATGGGTACCAGAGGTGAACAAAAGTAGTAGCACGAGAAACAGCGCTGGGCATGTAATCAAAATTGCCCTCCTGAGATTCTGCGTAAATCACGCACAAATCTTTCAAGAGCTGATTAAACGTGCGTCCATCATGATTTTCGACAAACAGCAACAAATGTCGCACGTCGTTCATGTTTCTGATTTTCATGAATCCCATTAAAAAGACCGCCCTGTGTTGAGCGGTCTTTGCATTGTAGCGCGTTACTCGTTACTTGTCAAGTATTTATCTCTTGAGCTTTGTCACAAATCTCTTTGTATGTGATAGCTCGCATGTCGTCATCAAACCCTTCTGCCTCAAGAATTTTATCGCGCAGTTCGGAAAGAAGCTCGACATGTTTCATGATTACATCAGCCTTAAAAGCAAGCGCTGAGTAAATCTCTCGACTGACCCAAGGCGCAAAAAATGCGGCAATCTGCGCCCTTCTTTTTTCTTTTTTTAGCGTTTCAACGCAATGCTCCATTTGCATAAACAAACCCTGCATTAAAGCATTGAGTTCGTGCAGGTAAAGTTCAGACTGTAGTTTCATGATTAGTTCAAAAATTGATTAGCTTTTCCATTGAAAACCAAATCCAGCACACCGCCAAAACTAGCGGGAGTAACAGAGTAATCGTACTTCCCAAAACCTTTAGTAATGAAATAAAACTTTGACGTAGCTCGCGCAATCTTGCTTTGCATTTCGCCAAGACGATCATTTTTCAGAAAGCGCATCATGTGAACTTCGGCGACAGAAAGCTCATACTCTGACTCATCCTGTCTGTATTTCTCATAAAGCTTGCAATACAAGGGAAGGAAATTACTACCCATCTCTGAAATAATCCAGAGACGAGTATCACCAGGGCGCATCTTGTTAATTATTTTTTTATCATGAACTGCAACGTCCGTCCAATTATGCTTTACGACGCTCTCAGCTTCGTAGCACATAAATTCATGTAGCGTCAAATTACGCAAATTGCGTTTAACGCTTTCTTGTCTTGAAATAATTTGCATGAGCTGCTGTGATTGAACTTACGCAGTATAGCGCATTGCAAGTAGCATGTCAAGCATTTATTTTGTACATTGCATGTCAAATAAATGTTACATCCAGATCTGGATACATTCTCTTGTCTGCGAGTCTGGGTAAAATCTTCCTTGCTTCGGCGTAGGGCAAAAACGGCTCACTTCTTACAAAACCCATACCCGAGTAAGGTGACACCCATTTGGCAATACTGTTCGCAACATAAATCTTCGGAAACTCGCTAAAACTTCCAATCCAGATGCAGCCCTCATCTATTGGGGTCTGCGAATTAAATCTCGTGCGCACAAATGGAAGAAATGCGCCCTCAGGTAAAGCACTCTGATCGTAGCTTGTATAAACTCCGCCCCATGCACGCATCTGAAGTTGAAAGTATCTGTCAGTAAACAAACCCGCAATCTCAAATTCACTCATCGCATTATTTTCAATCTCCTCAAGCGACTCATAAATGTCCTTGAATCTTGTTGTGTAGCTTTTATTGTTGGATAAGGCTTCTCTGCATAGATGTAATCTCTTTTTCACCTGACTCGCCGTTATTAAAAGCTCTCCTCGTTGCGAGTATTTCGCACAAAATCTCTTCGCTACTTTTCGTGTCATACCTTTCAACTTCACTCATGATTGGGCGCTTGGTCACAATAAACCCCTTCAAGTACTGATGCAGCCCCCAGCAGTAATCTTCTACTTGCAAATTCCACAACCACTCAAGTATCTCAAATGATCTTCTTCTGCACCAATACCAATAATTGCGAAACTTAACAGCATCTTCTTTTCTAGACATCTGCGCAACATAAAAAGTTTCTTGACACAAAAACTCTTTTACTTCGGGCGCCCCAATACGAGTTATGCAATAATAGTTACCCCAACGATATTTCAATTTTACATGCGCCTTCAGAACTTGAAAATAAAATCTGCGTCGCATGACGTACAAAGCTCTCTGCTTCCAGTGAATCGACGCCGACCTTCTTTTTTTCTCTCGCTGAAATAAATGCCCCTGGGGGCGCAGGAGAATTCCGTGCTTGAACGCTGACTTCGTAGCCTTAGGCACAAATTTCTTGCTCTCACGCAAGAGTGTAAGTTACAATCGTCGCAAGCTTTAGGAGCTTCATGTCGTGCTTCCCTTCTTCTTCTGCGTAATTCTGCCCGGTGGGGCAGACAAATCGAGCGACGAAACAATCGTCTCGGGCCGCCTCATGCAACGAACCATCTCAGAAGCGATCAGGGCGGTGGAGGAACTTTATCCGAGCGCGCTAGAAATCAGGGTCTACAAACAAAAAGCCCTGCAACCGCTTTGAAATTCCCCGCCAGCGACGAAGAAAAAATGCTCGTGCATCAAGCCATGCGCGAGCTAAAACAATCTCTTGCAAAATCAGCGCAGCTCGCTGAACATTTAATTTATTTGCTTGACGATAACTTTCTAGCTATTACTGCTGAATACAGAAAAGAGCTTTTTCCGAGTATGAATAAAATCAGCAATGCGCTTTGGCAATTAAACATTCGCTTTTTCAAAACGCTAACACAGAAAGAAAGAATCATTGCAAGCGAAAACGAAGCTGAATGAATCACAAATGAAGTTGATCCGCTGACTTGTATTGACAGATGCTCTACCGCAACTTACACTTAAGAGGTTCTATGCAAAAACCCTGTCATGACTAGACGCGAGAGGCTGAGGTTCAGGCCAGGAGACCTCGTATTCGCCCGCTTCCACGGAGAAGAGGAATTTGAAATTGTTGAAGAAGTGCAGTGTGATTCTTTTCTTCCGCACTTCAAATGTAAAACCTGGGGCGGGCGCAGACATGATTATTGGGTGTTCCCACAAATTCATCTTTCTTCTAAATCAATTCAAACATTGATCCAAGAGGCAAATCGCAAACAACTTTCTCTTATCTGATCAGAAACATGGCGACTTTTCTTTCTCGTCGGGAAGCTCAGGAACGCGCGCGTCAAGAAAAAGAGCAAAAGCGTCAAAACAAACTACGTCATAAAGATTTGATGTGGGCAGCTAAGCGCCGCTATCTTGATGATAACGAATGGTACGAACTATTTGTTCTTGATCGCACATTTGGGCAGTGGGGTCCAGAGCAGGCGGAATATGAATTTGGGGTGCTTTCGGAATTGCGTGAATTTTTTGCACGTCATGCAGTCGGTAGCAAATGTCCGCACATGAACGCACTTGAGCGTCATCTTGCCCTGCACAACGAAAAAGAAAAAACAGAGGCGAAGCAGAAAAGCAAGAAGCTGGTGAAGGCATGACACTTTGTACTACTGGCACAAGTACACCTTAAGTACAAAATGCACATGACCGAAGCGCTTGCAAAGTCTCTAGCGCGTGCAGTGCATCTCAGACACAGCATTGTCACGCGACGAGATGAACACAAAAAGCGCGTTCAGGAGCTGACACAAAAAAGATCAGCGCTTTACATCAAAGCAACTGATTACTTGGAAGATTCACCAGCGATGAGTGAATTTCACAGACAACTTGATTTACTTGACAAACAGGAATTTGAGCTTCATGACGAATTCAAAAAGTTTCTCAGAAAAGCCGACGATGATCTCACAATCGCAATCGGAGAAATTGTACGACAAAAGTTTGGACCCGATTGGGATTTCAATTCAGCTATCTGAACTTGCGCCCGTAATGAATTTACGACAGGCGCAAAAAACAATCGAACTTCAGTCTTTGATTTCGCAGTTAGCAATTAGCAAGCTGCGTGCAGCAGACAAAAATGACAGAAACAAGTATGACATACTAGAGAAACAGCAAATTCAGGCTGCGCTTGCTGCGCTACAAATTATTCAGGAGGTTGAAAATGCTATCTGACAACGACAACGTTTTTGAAAGCAGGGCGGAATCAACAAAATTTACAATGATACTAAATGAAGCAATTAGAGATTCAAGGCTGAGCTGGCGTGCAAAAGGAATCCTTGCGGGATGCCTAAGTCATAACAGTGGATTTAAGTTTAATAAAGCCTGGATCATGAGTCATGGCACAGAAGGAAGAGATGCGGTAACAGCAGCTCTTGCAGAATTGCGTGAATTTGGATACTTAGAAGATAAGGTTGTGCGATGTGGAAAAACAGGGAAGGTTGTCAGCCGAGAGCTGACCTTCCGGGATCGACCCACCGTGCGACTGGAAACCCGTCTTACGGGAAACCAGGCGACTGGAAATCCGTCCTACGGGAAACCAGTCGCATTAAGAAGACCAATAAATCCAGAAGACCAATTAGAAGAAAACCATTTAGAAGAAAACCCCCCTGTATCCCCCCAGCGATCTCCTGCGCCGCCCACACCCGCCACACACACGCTTTCACCTGCTTCCGGTACGAAGAGAGTCAAAGCGACCGAGAAGAGCGTTCCTGACGACCTCAGGCCCCTCTCAGAGCTGATCTGCAGCTTCTTCAACGATCACAAAGCAGGAGCGAAGACGCAGCGAGCTTTCGCAGGTTTAATTTTGCAACTAAGAAAAATCTTGCAAGATAAAAGCGGTGGTATGCAACACGTAAAAAAACAATTACAAGCTGCTATTGAGAAATCGCAAATGGGCGAGAAAAAATGGAGTTCGATTACTTACGAAAATTGGGAGCGCTTTGGAAAACAAAAAACTCCTGCATGGCAAATCAACAACAGACCCAGCACGCAAACTGTCACAACAATTTTTGAAGAAGACGCAGCAAGCGACTTGCAATTCTGAAATACGTGCTACAATCTGCAAACTCTCGCACTCAGAACAACATGACAACACTCAGCATCGAAGACTTTGAAACTCAGCAGGACTCAGTTGAAATAGAAAAACATTTTCTTGCCGCCGCCTACAACCATCTTTGTTTTGGGTTCGGCGAACAAGATTGGATTGACAAATTCATGGATCTTCCTAAAGGGCGCGAGATATTTTCTGACGCACTCAACAAAAGCATGTTCGATTGCTTGCAGGAAGAACTACTAACTTTCCAGGATGCGCCGACAAATGAAATTACTGTTTCGACTCGCCTTAGAAAGTTAGTTGAATGCGATGCAGCAACAATTGACAATTACATTGATGAGATCGTTTCACGCCCCGTAGAAAAAGATCTTGATGTCTGGAAGAACAAAATTATCCCTATCTGGCATTTTCATCACTCACGCTCGCTTGTCAAAGATCATTTAAGGAATTCGCTGGACATTGTAGAAAGAAGCTGCAATATACAAGAATCTCAAGTTGCGCTTTCTTATGTGCTAAATGCTGCGCAGCTTATTGAGGGCGTAGAAACACAAAAAGATGAGATACATCCCTTTGTCGCCGCCAAAGAAATGCTGCTTGGCCCGAAGCAGGAGAATCGCGTTTTACGCACCCGTTTCGGCTTCCTGAACAGTGCCCTGGGCGGCGGCCTGAACCATCCCACGCTTGGGACGGATGGACGCCTGATCGTGGTTGCAGGGCGCCCCGGCAGTGGCAAATCCACCTGGGCCATGAACCTGGCTCTTGATGTCGCCACAAAAGGGTGCAAGGTGCTTTTTTACACGCTTGAAATGTCTGACAAAGAGGTTTGTCAGCGCATGTTGTCGTGCCTTGACTATTTGATGTGCCTAGAAAAAGGCGGCACGCCTCTTAGCTATGGGCACATCATCAGGCAAATCAAAGATGAAGAGCAGGAGGAAAGGATTCGGTCAATTCCCATCGAGCGCATCGCCGACAACTTTATTTTTACGAATACTTACAACGTCTCGCCGAGTCAAGTCGTAACAAAAATCAAAACAGAGAAGCGCAAGAACAAAGATCTATCGCTTGTGATCATTGACTACTTAACATTGATGGATCTTGATTCTGATTCAACAAAAGCCGAAACACGAGCACTTGCAATTGGCGCAGCAACACGAAAACTGAAAACTGTTGCACTTCAAACTGGTGTTGATATTCTCGCCGTCTGTCAATTGAACAGGGGCGTCGAATCAAGAAATGACAAAAAGCCCATGCTCTCAGATCTTCGTGAATCAGGGCGCATTGAAGAAGACGCTGACATGGTGATTATGAATTACTGGCCTTGGTACTACGACAAGAATGAGGATGCAATGCGTTATGAATACGCCGTTGTCAAGAATAGAAAAGGCGCAACGGGGACATGTGAGATTTCTTTTGCTAAAGAGTTCTATGCAATGACGGAGCGTGCGGAATGAATCATTCGTCTCGCAATACACCGTGTCCGATATGCCAGCGCAACACCGATGACAAGTGCAGGTGGAATGATGAATTTATACTTTGCTATGACGGAGATTCTTTTGCGCCCCCTCAGCACTTGCGTGTTGGCGACAAAATAAAAGTCAATGCAGAAACATTTGCGCTGTGTTCAACACTGTCAGGATTTGCAGGAAGCTCTCACTGCTTTGCGCTTGTTGATGATTTCAATTATCGTTTTCTCAAGTATGAAGACAAGCGTGCGTACAGAACTCAATGTGTGCGCATCATGAAAGAGTTCTTGCAAAGAAAAAAGTCAATTGATCTTTCTGTTGAATTCATAAAGTTAAACGATAACTTGCAAGCGTATAGATCCGATGAGCTGTTTGATCTAAAGCTAATTGCTGAAAAATGCAAGTCACAAACTGAACAACTTTTAGTCTACGCATCGGCGAATAAAAGATATGTCGTTGACTATCTCTCGCACGTGAATGCGATTTTTGAAGCTGAGAAAACAGCAGTCGATGCACTTGATGAGATTTGTATTTTTGAAACAGAGTGGCTAGGGGCGCGTGAATGCAATACAGTTAGCAAATGACCAATGAGCCGCGTAAGATCAGCCCCGCGCCAAATTGGGTTTCAATCTTCACGCTGCGTGACGACTTGAATCCGCCTGGCTATGTTGAAACTTTTCTTGAAATTCAAGCAAATCCCTACGTGAAGCCAGGGGCAGACAAGGAAGAAAAAACAAAAGAAAAAAAGAAAAAGAAAAAGCTTGGGCGCAACGAGAAAGCCTAAAAGTCATCCCAATTACTTTCTTTTCTTTTTTCAAATTCATCGAGCGTTACTTTTTCAAAATCAATCGGCGCAACAGGGATCTTTCTTGTCAGGTGCTTGTGAGATGAATTCTCTTCCGTGCTAATCCCGTTAATATCACAATACTTTTCATGCCACTCCTGAATCATTCTTCTGTCAACAAAACCCTGCATCAAATTTGCAATTGCTTGCACGCTCTCGCCTTTTTCAAAAAGTAAATTCACTGTCACTCGCAGGATTCGATTGAGAGACGTGGAGGCGCGTGTCGGCATTTTGCAGCTAAAGGGTTGACAGCTCGTACAATCTGATGCTACCTTGCATCTGTTCAGCGCACAAGGCGGCATGTCCGTTCATCAGAAGCTCATGCAGGCGCGTATCGCGCTTCAGGGCAAAAAGCTCTCAAAAAGCGGTAAAAACAAATTCGCTGGGTACAATTACTTTGAACTTGGGGACTTTCTTCCTACTGTTCAAGAAATCTTTCTGTCTCTCGAGATTTCAGGTGTCGTCAGCTACGGCAAAGATGAAGCCACTCTGACCATCACAGACTGCAGCAACCCCGACGACTGCATCGAGATCTCCAGCCCCATGTCCAGCGCTGCTCTCAAGGGGGCGCATGAGATTCAGAACCTGGGCGCTGTGCAGACCTACCTGCGTCGCTACCTCTGGGTGACGGCCATGGAGATCGTTGAGCATGACGCCCTGGACGCTGTTCTTGGCAGCGATGCGGGCACTGCAGCACCCAAGACGGCTTCCGCTCCGACAGCAGCTCGCAAGCCCGTTGACGAGACCCCAGGCGGCCTTCCCGCCAGCGTTGCTTTTGCGCCCACTTCGGTCAACGAAAAGCTTGAAACCAAGCTGATGGATCTCGGCATCACGCAGTACGGAATCAAAACCGTGCTCACGATTACTGAATCCTTGAGCCTCGCAGAAATTCCCGAAAACAAAGCAACGGCGCTGCTGAAGGCGGTTGGCAAGGATCACGTCAAGATGTTCAATCAAGGCAAGAACAGCAAGGGCGCACAAATTATCCCTGAGCCCGTTAGCGACAAAGTAAGCACTAAGTCGATTGATGATCTTGCAAAAGCCGCTGAAGACGCATTCGGAGATGACTGATGAAGATCAACACAAGTCAGCGAGTTACTTTCACTCTCCCTCGCCCCATTTACGAAAAGCTTGTTGAACTAGCGCAGCTTAGTGACACAAGCATTGCTGGGTTAACAAATCGAGCCACTCGTGAGTGGCTGGAGGAGAACTACAAGCAGTTCATCGCTTTTTACTCAAAAGACAAATCAGCGACGCAAGAGCGCTGGAAGTAATCAACAGAAATCACAATGAAAAACAACAC